GCTGGACTTAAAGCTTTGATAGCGCCTTCTGGCAGGTACCTTTCGCCAGTCTTCGACGATGGCTTGCCACTCTTTGTGCGCCATTTTTGCTCCGTCCAAGCCTTCAGGCTCTGTTGTGGGGCTTTCTTCTCACTTCATCTTCTTTAGCGTCTGGGCCAGTCTTGCTCTCTGGCCTAGCTTGCCGGGTTTCTTTGCTGCCGCTGCGAGCTTCTTGGCTGGGATTGGCTTGCCTTCTTTTGCGCCAAGCTGAGCACGCAACGCGCCGGGTTTCTTGATCGCGTTCTGTATCCATTTTTCAGCCATCTCACACCATCCTTCCACGGGTCTTACCGCGCTGGGCTATGCCGTCTGCACGGGCTGATGCTGACTTTACAGCACCGCCTTTTTTGTACACCTTCTGCGGGTTCATCTCGCGGAGCAGACTACCTGCGCCGCTTTCACCCCTACCACCACGAGCCTGCGCCGTAGGGCGTCGCTCAACTTCGTCAACCGCAGGGTACTCCGTTACCTTAACACCGCCAACCATCTTTGTGACTGCGCCCTTTTCCGCTTGGTCTCGGGCCGTCTTACGCTCGTCGTACAACGGGTCGGCTTTACGAGCCTTACGTTCCTCTTCCGCTGCAAGCTTGGCTTTACGTTCTGCTACAGCCGCAGCAGTTCGTTGTCGGCCTTCTTCCATTTGTCGGGTAAGATCACGAATCAAAAACTCTTTATCGAGCTTAGACTCGGTTTCAGCAAAAGCTTTCTCTGAACGAGTTTGCTCCGCCTTATCCGCTGGCGTACGCTTACCCACGATACCCGCCACCTTTTTCCTTGTACTTCTTTGCCAGCAACTGAGCCTTACGTGCTGACCATTGGCCTGCCGCCGTGCCCTGCACCGCTTGCGCCTTGATGCTTTCAAACATCGACTTGCGCATGCCCGGCTTGGTGTAGTTGCCAGCTTCGTTCACGCGAGACTTGACCTTGCCGCCTTCTTTGTACTGCGTAAAGTCGGTGTCATCCCGTCGGGCCTTCTTCTTGGCCTTTGGCATCTTCGACGGGTTAATTGCACCCATCCCGCGTGAGGCCATCATGTCAGCAAGCCTTGCCGCCGTAAGCCATCTTGACCATCTTGCCTTTGGTTTTGCCTTTAACAGCAACACCATCACGGCTAGGAGCAGCAGTCTTCACAGCGCCCATCTTCGATGCAGCGACACCGCCCTTAGCCATCTTCTTCATGCCAGTCTTGAGTTCGCCAACGATGCGCTTCTTTTCAGCCATCAGGTTGCTCTTGCCTTTAGATGTCTTCGCCTTCTCAGCGTTAACACGGCCCAGTTCTTCCAATTTATTCATACGTGATGTGTTAGCCATACCGCCTCCTGATTTAGTGAACTCACGCCCCACTGATTGAGGCACGCCTACCTTTTTGGCGAACTTAGGATTCTCAGCCACAGCCCGCATGAACTTCTCTTGCTTGTTGCTAACCGCAGGCATCAGACAATCTTCCCGCGAGTCTTACCACGTTGAGCGATACCGTCAGCTCGTGCCGACGCTGAACTAACTTTGCCGCCAGCTTTCATGCCGCTTTCCTTGGATTTTTTTAAACTTTCAAGTGCAGCTTTGCCAGCTGATTCCGCAAAACTCTTTTCTTTTTCTTTTACAGGCGGCTTTGAAGGCGCCATCTTTAAACCAAGCCCAAGTAATGCCTCACGAACGCTTTTGCGCGGAGCTTCATTCTCCTCGCGCTCTTTCTTTAACTGCTTCTCGTACTCCTCGTATTCTTTCTTTACGAGTGCGTCTCTACGAGCGTTTTCAATTTCGTTTTCCATAGGCATTAGCAAATCCTCCCGCGAGTCTTGCCGCGTTGTGCGATGCCGTCAGCACGCTTGGATGCTGAACCCATAGAAGGTTTAGCTTGCTTAACTGTACCCATCTTCGATGCTTTGACTGCGCCACCGCGTTTCATGATTGGGTTGCCCATAGCGTCGTACTCAGTATCAGCAACGCCCTTGCGTCTAGCGGCTTTGGCTTTTTCTTCCGCAGCCATTCTTTCTTTACCTTCCGCAGCGAGGCGCTCACGGAATGATTTACCTGCTTGAGCACGCTCGTTCAAACCTAAGTTCAGAGATGGGCGCTGATACGGATCAGTCGTAGTGCCTTTTACGCCTTTCGGGTACGGCTTTGATGGGCGCTCGTCGTTTGGTTTAGCTGTACCTGAACTAATCGGGATGCCAGTCATACCAACCGATGCGGGCTTGTCTTCAGTTTTTGCAGCTGGCTTTGCGCCGCCACCCGACGTGGTTCGCTTCGGTGCAGGCATGGCACGCTTAGCCCCTACGTCACTACGCATCGCCGCTTCATCAGCACCTTCAGGGACGAGTTCTGGACGACCTTTGGAAGCAGCCATAGCGCGTTTTACTTCAGCACTTGGCTCTTCGTCGCCTCTGCCCTCGATCATGCTACGAACGTCTACCGGGCCCGAGGAATACCCAGACTTATCTTTAGGGGCGGAACCTTCGCTTTCACCCTTCTTCTTACGCATCATGTACGCAAGAGCGCCTAGACCTGCTAGTGCAGCCAGACCACCTGCATCAAACTTCTTAGCGCGAGCCGAACCTTTAACCGGCTTTGCTTTCGTCTTCTTCATTTGGTTTCTCCTTGCCGAGCAGCTTCTGCACGGTTGCGGTTTCGTAGATACGGATAGCGGTCCACACAATCGTAAACAGCGCAGCTACAGCCGGAAGCAGTTGCACCAGCGTGCCTACCACCGTCACGAGTGACAGAGCATCAACGACGTGTTTTGCGGTTTCGTGTTGTTCAGACATGTCAGCACTTCCACGCACGTAGTGATTTATTGATCCGGCTATTTGGGTCGTTCGCGGTCTTAGCTGAAGTTAGCTTCTTCTTCATACCCGACATACGAGCGCAGAATGACTTCTTCCTAGCCCCGCCTTCCGGCTGTGGGGCTTTCAGACCGGGCTTCCCCGGATTGGCTGCGTTATAAGAGGCACGTCCTTTGGCGTTCAAACCGCCCTTCTCGGACTTACCTTCCTTGCGCTGCCATGCCGGGGTCTTAGCCATAGAACACCACAATAGTTGCGGACGACAGGGTAGCGTGAACATCCGTGTTGAACTTGATGCCTTCGCCGGGGAACAGGATGTGCTCTGATCCAGCCGCTGCTGGGGCAGTAAACGAGAAACGCGTAGTGCCGCTTGCGCCCCCGTCTTTCAAGACAACCGTACCACCAGTAGCGTAGCTAACAGTCACCGCTTTTACACGGGTCGTATCAGCATACGCAGTGTTGGTCGAAGTTACCTGCGCCGATTTAACGTCTGTTTGCATCATGGTGATGCCTCCTTATTAGACGTTCTGCTGGCCTACCAGCGGATCAGCAACAAAATAAGTGATGAAGCCAGCCACAGGGTTGTTACCGCTTGTGTCGATACGCGAGGTCACATACGCCAACTCAGTAGTTGCAGTCAGGGTCAGGCCCGATGTAACCAAGCCAGCCGAAGCAACCGACAGGTTGTTAGCGATAGACGCAGGGGCGGCTGTGCCGGAGTTCACACCGGTGGTGCCGATGTCGATAGAACCAGCGCCAGCGGTAACGATGTTTACCGAAAGGACAACAGCACCAGCTGGGAGAATTAGGTTTGCGCCGCCTTGCTCAATAAGAACATTAGCGGATTCAGATGCGTCAGGGATGTAGAACTGAGCAGCCATGACGCCGGAGCCACAATACGCGGTGCGAGTCTGATCGCCGCCGCCCGAACGCCAAATACTTTGGGTGGTAGAAAGAGCCATTTGAATTTTCCCTCATGCGGTTAGGCACGTCAATCTGCATGAAGTCAGGCCGGGAGCCTGTTTGACGTACCGGATAAATCCCGGATTGCTGCTTTTATAGCATACTATGCGTAACGCAACAACAATTGGAGAGCCCCTACATGCGAATAGTCCCGTTCAAAACCCCTTTGTGGAGCTTTAGCTTAGGAGACATTCAAGACTCGACTATCGATAAATGTTATGCGCTAGAACAACAATTGCCAAACATAGAAATGTCGAACAGAGGCGGGTATCAAAGCCCTAATATTTCTTTATCGGCAACATTTCCCGAGTTGTACCAAAATGTGTGTTTATTAAAAAGTGTCATTGAAGACGAAGCAGGGTTCAGATTAAATATCACGGACGCGTGGCTAAACATAAACAGAAAACACAGCTACAACATCGAACACATACACCCACAGTCTGTATTTAGTGGTGTTATCTATCTAAAAGTTCCGGCAGATTCAGGTGCAGTGATGTTTAAGAACCCCACTCCTGTAGCACTTTTTCCCGCGCATCATGACTCCCCACTGTTTACACCTTACTGTTCGTACCAACCAAACGTAGGTGCCGTTGTATTCTTCCCCTCATACCTGCCTCATTTTGTTGAGGCTAACAAAAGCGACGAAGCAAGAATATCAATAGCTTTTAATACAGAGCCGATGTAAAAAAGGGGGCCGAAGCCCCCTTTTCTTTAGGCACCCTGCGAACCAAACATGCCCAGCGGGTCAGACCAGCCGAACGAGTAACGCTCACGAGCCTTGTAACGGACGTTGCCAGTGTCGAAGTCACCATCCATTCCGGTAGACATCGGCGTACGAACAAAGTGCTTCATGCCGTTAGGAACATCAGTGGTCAGGAACCATGCGTTCGGATCGGTCAGGAAGTGGTTGATCGTGTAGCCCTCTGGGATCGAACCGTTGTTCTTCAGAGCGTTGATGTCGTTGTCGTTAGTGCCAACACGGAGGCTGGTTTCCAACAGACGAGTAGCAACGAACTGGAGCTGTGGCGGAACAACCAGTTTACGAGGCTTAGCTGCGATCAGCAGGCCACGTTCGTCGGTCCAAGCAGCGATCTGGATAACGGCGGCTTCAAGCGAAGTCTCGTTCAGATCGGCAGGAGTTGCTGGGACGTTAGAGTTAACGCCACCAGAAACGAGTGGGTGGTTAGCCGAGAACAGAGCCTGACCATCACCGCCCGGATAGGACGATGAGAAGCCATTGTTCAGGACGTTAGCCGCCTTAACCTGCTTGGTGTACGACATAGCACGAGCCAGCCCTTTGGTATAACGAGCCGACAGGCTGTCATACAGGTTGTCTTCGATGGCCTCTTCGGTCAGCGAGAAACCCAGAGCGATGGTTTCGTGGTTGTAGCGAGCAGTCCATGCTTCTTGTGCGTTGTCGTACGCGATTGCAGAACCTTCGTTCTTAACCGGTGCGGCACTGAAGCCAGACAGCTTGGTTTCTTCTTCGAATGAACGCTCGGAAGTCTCGGTTTCGTAGATTTCCTTGTGCTCTTCGCCGTAGCGAGCGTACTCCATGCCGAACAGGGCGTTCAAGCCGGGGAGCAGCTCTTTCAGTAGTTGTGCGCGTGAAATAGCCATGATTTAAGCTCCTTATGCTACGCCGACGGCGTTGTTATACGAGTGGTAACCGAAGTTGAACTTGACGATCAGTTCGGTGTAACCGCTTGAAGTTGCGGTGTCAGGAACACCATCAACCACTCGCATCGGCAGTGACGAGCTAACAGCGTTAGCAAACACACCGATCTTCGAATTACCAGTAGTGGCGGAACCCGTGTTCAAGATCAGAGTGGCGTTATTACCCACAACGACTTGAGATACGGCGCTAATTACCAAACCAGTGGTGTTGACCGTGTTGCCAACCGAAGCAGCTTTGTAGAGCTGGTCGGGATCGTCAGCAACGTATGCGTAAGCATCAGTCACGCCAGAAGAGAAACCGGGCCAGTACTGGCTGAAGGTTTTCTGCTTGGTTACAGGGTTAGTGTAGGTGCAACCGAGGAACACGCCAACAACACCAGCGACTGGCGAAGTATCAGTATCCAGAGTTGAAACGATAATGGTGCTATTTGCTTGGCTCAGCTGAACCACATCACCGTAATAAATAGGGGTGTTGTAGTTAATTGAGCCGCCGCCGTTACCGATAGTAGGGGTAATAGGCAGCTGACGAGTTGCACCTGCGAAGACCTGACCACCAATCAAGTTGATTGGCTGTAGGCCGTAAGGAGCACTTACAGTAGGATAAGCCATGATTAAACTCCAAAAAATTATTTTCCAGAGCCAAAGGTCGTTGTAGATTTTCGCTCATTAAAGAGCGGCATCCGGGCGTCACTTTGGCGCATGAAGCTGTTGTCTACAGCCGTCATCTGATCGTTAGCCTGCTTCGAGTAGTACCCGTTGCGTTGCGTAACGAATTCTTCAGGCGTCTTGCAGAGCATCAGCCCACCAATCACAACAACGTCCTTACTGGCGTTGTCGGGGTCAGTAATATGCAAATGCAGTTCAGGATGTTCAGAAGCCTTTACGGGCTCCCAGCCTTCACGTCGTTTAGCAGAGAGATTAATCGGATCAGGCGTGTTCAAAGTAGAGACACGAACCCAATGGAATTTATAGCCGGGCTCAGGATCAGGCACAGGGAGTAACTCTGGGGGTCTCCAAGACTCCTTGCGTTGGGCCTTATTGCGCGTGCTGTGTTCACGACTTACACGTGTTTCATCCATTACCGATTCTCCTGTTGTTCAGCAACCTTTTTGGCGTAAAGTTCCAGAGGTACACCTAAACGCTTAGCAATAGCTATCTGAGAAGCGCTTAACTTTACCTTCTTGGGCGACGTGCTACGAGTAGCCGGAGCTACAACTGTAGTCTGTTTGGCTCGGGGCGCTGCCTGTTGAGGCTGCTCCTCCGGTTCTTCCTGACTTTCTTGGCTCCCGAAGTAATCGGGGAAACTTCTTTGCATACGAGAATTGATCTTCTCGTAGTATTCATCTGTCCCAACATAGCCCTGACCATACTGTTTGACTAGAGCGTTGTGCACGCCAAGGGCGGTAGCACTCATAATCGTGGTCTCGGGAGATGACTCATCTCCGTACCAAGGGTTGTCCTCCAGCCACTGATTTAGCTTTTGGTCAGCCTTGGGAGCTGCCGAGTTGGGTGGACTATACTCGGGTTTTTCCTGTACTTCAATAGGTCTAAGGTTTTCAGCCTTGTCAAGCTTCAGGGTTGCCTGTGCGATCTTAGCTTGCGCTTCCGCCACAGCATCGACATCCCCGTTCTCATAGGCATCCTTGTACTGCTTCTTAGCCTGTTCAAGTTCCAGTTGAGCGGTTGACTTACCCTGCTCAATAAAAATCTTAGAGCCTTCAGAGAGTTGCTTCTGGAGAGTAAGGTTCTCTTCATAGAGCCGCTTGGCGAACTCTTCAGCAGCCTGACGTTCCCGTAGGGCTTCTTCTTTGGCTCGTCGCTCATCGTGATAGCCTTTTGTAAACTTTTTAAGGCGCTTCTGGACTTTTTCGTCATACGAAGCCAGCTCATCCTCAGTTACCTCCTCCGGTGGCTCAGCCATAGGCTTGCGACCACGATCTTGTGGTGGAGTGTCGTCTACAACCTCAATATTGAACTCCTCGTCCGAGGAAGCCTGCTTGGGAGCAGCTTTAGCCTTCTCTTCTTTCTCGTCGGGAAACTCAAACTCAGCTAATTCCATGTTGTTTTTCATTTAACTCTCCTTAAGCACGCGAAATACCACGCGGGTCTTGGACGACAGCCTCTACCGAGTCATCGTTGATAAGCCGGAACTCCCGCCCATGAATCTTCAGTCGGGTTCCAGTGTTGGGGCGGGCGAGGATAAAGTCACCCTTCTTGCACCAAGGACCGGTCGGAAACTTCTTTTCATCTTTATAACAGTCAGGGCCAAGGGCAACCACGAAGAACACCGTGGACAACACCTCTTCATACCGCCGGGTCTCATCAGCCTTAATTAGGCCGCTCTCATAGGTCTCCTCAGACTCAGGTAGCGCCACAAGAACGTGATACCCAGCAGGGTCCGGCAGTTGCTTTGCTTTCTCTTCAGCCGACTTGTCCAATACAGCAGACAGGTCTACAGCTTGTGAAAGATCAACAGCACTATTCATCAGATTTCTCCAGTCGTTGCACGAGGTCATCTAGGATTTCCGTAGCCATTGCCAGACCCCGGATCACTCCGGCTACGTGTTTGTACTCTTCCAAACTGACTGCTTTGCCAGTTGCAAGGAACTCAACTCTGCTCTGCTGCTCTTCGGTAAACTTAGTTTTTAAGTACCCAAGGACGGTTCCATCGTTCATCTAGTCTCCTTCTTAGGTGACTGGTTAGGCTGTGGTCGTTGCGCACGTGCGGTTTCCTGACGTTGTTTAGCGCCTTGCAGACCAAGCTTGACCCCTTCAACCTCCATCCGCGCCCTAAGCTCGCTCTGCGCATGGGTGGTCTTAGCACCAACTTGCAACCCTGCGATCTTCTCTTGAGCTGCGATGCGAGCCTGCTCGACTTGTAGCTGCTGCTGTTTAAGCTGCGCATCGACACGGTCTTTGTCCACCTTCCGCTGGATTTCCTGTTGCTTGAGCTGAAGCTCCTGCATCTGCATTTGCACGATGGGGTCTTGTGCGGCTTGCTGAGCTTGCTCTTGTGCAGCTTGCTGCTGGTTCATCATCAACAGGCGTTGTGCAGCTTGCGCTGACATCTGAGCGACTTGTGCTGCAACCTCTGGAGGCATCTGCTTGTTCTGCTCCTCGGTCGGTAGCGTGACACCAAGTATCCGCTCGATCTCTTTGCGGTACTGGAAGCCTAAGTGCTCGTTGATATGGGCCATAGCTGCGGCTTGTACCGCTCCTGCCATAGGATTACTCTGCATCATCTGTTGAAGCTTAGGGTCTTGCATCGCTGCCATGTGCACAGCGATATGCGCCTCGTGATCCTGCTCGATGAATGCTTTGATGGGTTTGCCCATCAGCACGTTCTGGTTCTCCTGCACCGGGTCGGTTGGAACAGCGTCGTCCTCGACCGGCACCAGCTTGGCTGCGTTCTTAATGCCCAACACCTCGATCATCTGACGATGCAACAGCGGCAGGTCGTACAACTGTGGAGCCTGTTGTGCCAGTTGGATCACAGCCTGATACTGCGTGATCTTCTGAGCCATCGTCGCAGCGTTTGGATCACTGACCGGGATGATGTCCACTTGGTCGTAGTCAGACTGCTTGACCTGACGATCTCCGTCTACTGGTGTGTAGCTGTACTCTTCTGGCGTGTAGTCACGGATGATGGCCTTCAAGAGCTTGAACTCACCACGCATCGCATAGTGCAGGCGAGCCTGAACAGCGGTTGAGATTTTGAGTGTGCGCTCAAGGATTGCCAATGTTGTGCCTACCGGTGCCTGCGTAGACATATCCGACACATTAATATCACCAGCAGAGGCGAAGCTGCGACCCTCTTGGATGATCTGATTAAGCAGTTGGAACAGTGTCTGGCTTGGCTCTTTATATGGCAGCGGCAGGATGTTGTCGCGTATGGTGCCTGACGCCACATCCACATCTCTAAACTCACCCGGAGCAATCGGCGTGTCATCACCTTTGATGCGCAAGCCTTTACTCTTCATACCACCCGGCAGGTTAGACAGCGTACCCGCGTCTACCAGTTGCCGCATGATTGACGTAGCAGCCTTAGCGTAACCACCGATCAAGTGAATGAACCCAAAGCCATAGAACCCAAACCCCGGCACATACACATAGTGCACGAAGTGGTTCCGTTTTAGCTTGAGTGTGTCGTCCTCGTACCAGTTGCGTCTGATAGCAAGCACGGTACCCGTGCCCTTCTCAATAGTCACAACGTAAGGCAACGCTATACCTGTCGGCTCACCCTTCTTATCTACATCTTCAAAGCCCGGCAGATCAAGCTCGACGTGCATCTCAAGGATGCGGAACCTGTCGTCCATACTGCCTGTGTAGCCCTGATCCTTCTCCTTCTCTTTCTCGATGTCGTCTAAGACGTTCTGCGGCTCACCGAGTTCAACATCTCTATAAAACCCCGCTACCTGTAGCTTGCGCACTTCGTTAGGAGTCTTACGCATTACATGAGTCACACGCTCTGCTGTCTCCAGACTAGATGCGCCATACGGCACAATCATGTCTTCAGCGGGCACGAACATCGATACTTGTCGTCCAAGCGCCGGATCGTAGTAGACCTTCTTGAACGCCGAACCTGCCAGAGGCAAAGCAAACAACATCTTCTCGTGCTCGGGGCGATACTCAACCATCTCTTCAGTCAGACGGTAGTTCATATCCTCGCGCACGCGTGTCGCTGCGTCTTCCTTCATCTTGTCGATAGCGCCGACAATCTGCGTCTTAACCGGGCCCATCGCTGGGAACGTCTCAACGATTGCTTCTGATTGGAACCGCACAACTGCTTCAGTTAGCATCGGATGGAACACACCGCACGCACCAGACCACGGCTCGCTGCGCTCTTCCACTTTCAAACCAAGCAGTTTGATGCCTTTGACGTACGCATCAACCCAGTCTTTGCGAGAGTCTTGGTCAGCAGTAAAGTCACCAATTAATTCGTCGCCCAAGCTTTGCAACGCACCGTCATCTATAAAGTCAGCGAGGTTTGCATCAAAATCTTCTGCGGTAGGCTCGCTCTTCTCGATCTCTATCTCAACACCATCCATGCCGATACGTACGGCCTCTGGGTCTTCGATCTCAATTTCCAAGTCCGGCTCCGCCGCAGCTGCGTCGGCTATACCGAGAGGCGCTGCATACAGTCCTTTATCAATTGCCATGATTATTCCTTAAGTAAAGAAGCCGCCCCAAACCTGTTGTTGCTTGCGTCATGCCAGTCATCACCTACCGTAGTAGGCTCTTTGCCGTTAAGCCATTTCTGCACTGACAAGAACGACCCGCCACGTGGCCCAAACAGACCGCCGTGCCAACAGTTGGGTTTAACTCTGATGTACGTACCTAATGCTTCGGGCGCGAACATCTCTCCATCAAACCTAAAATTTATATCCCCGCCTAAGTAGACCTCATAGCTATCCACGTTGGGGTGAATGTGATCGTCAATCGTAGAGTTAGGCGGCATGATGAACAGCTGCACTTGATAAGGCCCCTGTCTGTACAACACCAAGCCGTAGATGACACCAGCCTGCGTGATCGCGTTGTTCTGCGGCACGTTGATAGGCCGATTCATCAACCACCACTCTAAAAACTGCGCAAGATCGTCAAATTCACTCATACGTTGTAATAGCCCGCATTACGCTGGGACTTGAACCATTTAATCTCTTCCGGCTCGTCGCTGGGTAGACGGATAAAACCCCCAGCACGGAAACGCATTAATGCAAGTGTCGTCGCATCGACCAAGTCATCGTGCTCACCACTGGGGAAGCTTGCGATCTCATCGACCAACTCTTCAGCCCAGCGAGTCTGTGGCACCCAGACCTTGCCAGAGGCAATGATGTCCGACACCGAGTTCAACCTAGTAATCTTGTCGTTCCCCTTTGACGGGGTGTACTCCTGCACGGGTATGCCCATCGCCCTGAACTCATATATAAGAGGGGCCCCGGTTGCTTTTTTCTCGATCATCACGCTATCCGGCTCCCACTCTTGGTAGTGCCGGAACGCGGTCTCCTTCAACTCAATCCACTGCATCCGCTCCCTGAACGCATTGAGCAGAATAATGTTAGGTAGCCCGTGATCCTCGTCGTTGTACCAGACACCCCACGTCGTACAGGCTGAAAAGTCAGCGCGGCTGTTCTTCTCGAACGCCGTATCCCACGTCTGCAAGATGTAGTCGCACGGGGGCGGGCGGTCTTCTTCCCATATCTTCCACCACTCCCGCTTGATGATCGCCGCACTGTCCGAAGTCGGCTGCTGCATGTACTGCGCTTGCCATTTAAGGTTCGGCAGTTCAGTTCTCAGCGCCTCTAGCTCGCTCAGCGACCAAAACTCAGGCCAAAGTGGATTACCAGATGGCAGGATAGCTGGAAACTCAATAACTTCCCACTCATCCCCGCCTCTTTGTGCACTCGACTTAACTACTTGCCCAGTAAGATCGCGCATAGACCAGCGCGTCATCACAATAATGATCGACCCACCCGGCTGGAGACGCTGACGCGGACCGGATGTGTACCACTCATACACCTTGTCGTAGATGTCGGGGTTCACTTGGGCGAGCGCCGCCTCCTGTTCAGAGTGCGGGTCATCAATTATTAGTAGATCAGCACCCTTACCAGTCACGGCACCGCCCACACCGATAGCGAAGTAGTCGCCGCCCTTACTTGTGTTCCATCGACCCGCCGCTTTTGAGTCCGCAGACAGGGAAAGATTAGGGAAAATGTTGCGGTAGACCTCAGAATCGACCAAATTTCGGACTTTTCGACCGAAACCCACCGACAATTCAGCTGTGTGGGCCGTCTGAATCACTTTTTTGTGAGGAAACTTGCCCAAAAACCATGCTGGCAGCAAGTATGAGGCGAATTCGGACTTCGTGTGCCGTGGTGGCATGTTGATGATGAGTCGTTTGCACTCCCCACGAGCCACCCTTTCAAACGCATCAGCCATTCTCGCATGGTGCCGCCCCCCAATAAACGTAGGCCACACCGCTTCGACGAACTTTAGGAACTTATCACGCTGTAGCTCCTTAGCCTTCATCGTCTCCAGCGTGTCCAACTCGAACAAGACCTGCCGCATCTCCTGTTCAGAGAGCTTTGGCAGCACTTTCAGCAAGTCAAGCAGAGCTACATTGTCAGTTTGGAGGCTCATCGTCCCCCTCGTCTGACTCCTCAACCTGCTCTTCTTCTGTTTCCTCGACCGGGTCGAGCGCCTCATTCACGATTTTCCGGCTGCGCACGTCCCCATCCAGCTCAATTACACCTAACTCAGTATCCAGAGTGTCTGTTAGGGGGACCACGTCAACCACGTCACTATTAAGTAAGCGCTTGATACGCTCCTTAATTGCAGCTTCTAAAGTATCTGAGTTCTTGTGAGTAACCGTTATCTCGCTGCGCTCGGTGAAGAGGCCCACATCGCTGTGCTTGCCTAGCAACTCTAGGGCTTTTAGCTCATACCGGGGGTCGCCGCAGTTCGCGATTTCCATCAGTTTTGCCGTAATAGCACTGCGCACCTCGTGCACATCGGTAGCTACCTGATTGGCGTACGACTTCAAAAACATAGCCGCCGCGCTTGCGGTACTGGGATCGCGGAGAGCGACGCTTGCCTTCTTGCGGTTGCGGGACTCAGTCAGCTCCTTGACCTTATCTAGGTCTTCCGGGCTCAAGTCGATGGTGGCACCTAGCTCTTGCAGTACATCCGCCGTATTTGCGGCAATAGCTAACTCATCGTGAAAAGTCTTAGGCTTCTCATCGCTAGTGTCGTACGGGAGAGGGAACTCCGCTGTCGGCTCCACTTTAATCATTTAGCACCACGTTTGTGGGTATGGGCGGGGTTATATCAGTGTAGTGCCGTTTTGTAAAGGAGGTCTAGGTACCATTGACGGGGGGTGTTTGCAGAGTAAAGCGCAGATGTGTTGTGGATATTTTAGTAGGGGGTGGGGGTACTACTTAGTCTATCCTTGACGTACCTTGTTATTTTAACAAGAAGCAGCACCCCCTGTAGCTAGTCTAACGTAAAACGCGGTATCGACTGTGCAGATTAGTGTGTAGTAGCTGGCGTCGGAGTCCCGTTTTGCCGTTTGGGGGGTGGGGTAGTGGGTGGGGGGTTATCAAATTGATACTAACATTGTTAGATTTCATTCTGTTTACCGTATTTGAAGGGTTTTGATTATTTTGTAGTACATTTAACTCGTCGCAGGAAACAAGCCGCGACAATAACCCTAAGTAGTCCAACCTAGTAGAAAAGGAAATATCATGGAAAACAAAGTAACCTCCCCCGCCCCTGCTGCGTTGCCTTTGTCGGTCATTGAGGCGCGCAACGAAGTAGTCAAAGCTGAGACCGGTAGCTACGGCGCGAAGCGGAAGTACGCAGGTGAGCTCAACAATATGATGTCCGCCGCTTGGTATCACAAAGATTCGGAAAAATCGCCGCTGATCGAATCTGAACGTCAAAACCTAATGGCTGCGTTGAAAGCTGTAAACCACAGCAACCCGCATAAGATTTGGGCGGACGTGAAGGGTTACGCGCTGCAAGATGCTCAAGAGCGCGGATTGTTTGGCGAGACTAAGCCGGAACCGGTACAAGCGGGTGAAGGCGAATCGACGGGCAACGCTAATATCAACGCGCCCCGCCCGCTGCAATTACGCCTAGTCGAGGAGTTGACCGCGCTCTACAAGGTTTGCGAAAAAGAGAAGGCGTTCTTGACAGATAAGCAACGCAGCGCATCCTTGCACATTACTAAGGCGCTGGAATCCCTCGGCGTACAAGTAGGCATGATCAAGGTAGGTAAGTAATCCTAACTGCCCCGCTTCGGCGGGGCATCAAAACCTAACATTGTGAGGTTGATATGAATGATAATATCTTTGCAATACTCGCCGCGATCATTGGCACAACGCTAACCTGCGTCGCCCTCGATAAGTTAGTACCGGAAGGAATGTGGCTTTACCTGATCGCCTTAGTAGCAGGAACTCAGATAACGATGATGAGCATACGCGCAGTAATCAAACAGTGAAGCCCGCCCCTCGAAACAAAGCCCGCGAAAGCGGGCTTTTTTATTGTCGTTTACTTAGACCTAACAATGTTAGTTTAATGACATCGACTGTTAAGGTTTTCTTGGTGATAGTTCTCGGGGTCGCTCGGCGGCGTTACCTGTTATGCTGCGTGCAGCATAACACCCAGAGTTTCGCTTGTCAAGCCCTAGTTGATGATAGTTTTCGGGGTCGCTCGGCGGCGTGTTAGGTTTTTGGCCTAACAATGTTAGGTTTTTGCCGTTAACATTACAATAACATTACAAAACAAAGTCAATCGAATCAACGAGTTACGTTGTTCTGTTAATTTGTTAAGGATTTTTCGGGAAGTATGAAAAAATTTAGCGAGGTCGAGCACCCTCGCAAGTGCAACAATACCAATATAGCAATTTTTCGGGTGGTTACATAAAACCAAAACTATACATAACAAATTAACATAATAAATAAATAGAAACAAAAAAATGAGGCTTTATGCGGGTTTTCAGCGATCTTGCTTTGTTAAGTTTTGAAAAATCCGATTCTTAACAATATAACTCAAAATCCTTAACAATACCCAATTCCTTAACATCACAAAACTTAACAATACTCCGTGCGCACCACCCGTGCCAAAATACTTGACATTGTCAAGGAAATATGCTATAATAAAGGAAAAACTTAACAATACATATCAACCAAGCAACAAAGCCGCAACAAAAACCTAACAATGTTAGATGGAGGATGTGATGGGCGCAATCAAACGCTATTACCACGATGAACTCATGCTTCAGCAAGAGCAGCACCCACTCGACCAGCAAATGAGCGAGGCAGAGATCGAGGACTACCTTGACCGGCTTTACGATGAATGGATCACAACACAGGAGGCTTACCGTTACGAAGATAACTACAAGCCATTCGAGTTGGAAAAGGCACGTGCGGTTAAAAATACGAAAGCTAACAATGTTAGATGAGGACATTGAACTAACGAAGGAGTACATCAAGCAAGTGATACTGGCGACTAAGCTAAAAGTGCAAATCCCGTGGGAGCTTATTTACGCGATAGAGAAGATGTGGGATTTACAAGACGACGCTGTACGCCACGAGTACCGGATGCTGTACCAACAGGTAGAAAAGGAGATGCGAGATGCACCATGACGAGGACAAGCGGTATCTGTGCGTAGTGTGTGGCGGGTTCATCGACCATGCACGTTACAAACTTGGCTACAACACGTGCTTGCCATGCGGTGAGGCCGCAGCCAAAAAGGTAAAGCACACCATCGCACCATTAAACAAGAGCAACTATTACTACATTAGCAGCATGGAAACACTACGCCAACTCAACCCAAAGAGGACAACATGAAAGACCTGACCAACGAAGTAACAGTATTTGCCAAGAGCCTCGAAGTGGGCTTGTTCGGCACAGCAGAGAATATGCAAGAGGCGATCAAGTATGCCTACATGGGCATCGAGTCGCTGAAAGACCAAGCCGATAAGATCGGTGCGTACACAGCCCTGCACGTGGTGCTGAACACCGTCGCGCTAGAGCTGCGCAGACTGGCGGGGAAGGACACAGACCTAACAATGTTAGGAGGCAGCGATGAGAACAAGTGAACTAAAAGGAGCCGCGCTGGATTGGGCGGTGGCTAAGTGTGAAGGGGTTATCAATGGTGACGATCTCGACATCGGGTTTATTTTGGAGCGCGGTTACACCCCATCAACCGACTGGGCACAGGGCGGGCCGATCATTGAGCGCGAGAAGATCAGCTTATGGTCAAGGGGCAACGAGTGGGCAGCGGAATCGTTTACGCCTAACGAACAAGGGCACGAAGAAACCGGCACAACCCCACTCATTGCAGCCATGCGCTGCTACGTGGCAAGCAAGCTGGGCGACGAGGTTGAGATACCGGAGGGACTAACAATGTTAGGAGAGTGAGATGCGGTGGGTGCTTGATCCAAACGGGTGCTACTACACCGGCGCGTGGTGGGACTGCGTGGATGGCGAACATGATGAGTGCGTTGGGTCGTACCGGATGACCGAGCACGGGCGGTGGGATGTGCGGAGTTGGTACTTTACCTTAGAGTTTGCAAAGAAGAACGAGGCGAAGCTGGTGTTCCTATCCCCGACCGAGTACACCGAGACCGAGGTGCGACGCATCGTCGAAACAGCGTGGAGGGTTGGTAAAAATGAGGAGAACGAGAATGAGTAACTACGACATAGTCGAGTGGATATGCGGCTTAGTGATGGCAATGATGCTGGCACTTCTCTATATGGGGGTGATATGACCGCGTCGCGTAAAGAATACTGGGCAGACCTGATATGGGACTGCGACGAGATGCTCAAGGACTTTGAAGGGCTTGACCCTGAGTGTTACGAGGGCGAAGGTAGGGCGTTAATTATCTCTGCGCTTATCTTATCCGACGCAATCAACGGTCTACGTAAGAGCCTGTTACAAACCATGAACCAGAAAGTACCAAATGACACCCGAGACTAATCCGTTCTACGCCGAGGTAGCTAGGCTTATTAAGCTACTGGCAAAGAAGAAACTGGATGACGCAACAGCCCACAGGTGCGTACAAGACCTGCGCAAACTCTTGACATTGTCAAGTAATTCTGTTATAATATATGAAACTGGGAAATTAACTCACATGAGGGGGGACATAAGCAAGGCGAGACAAAGAAAAAACCTAACAATGTTAGGCGTAGCAAAGCAACAGTAATGTATCTAACGAAATATAAACAACGTGTAACTTACTAGGAGAAACCATGTCTGAAATCAACTTTGGCAAGACCGTCACACTCGACCAAGCTGCCAACATCATCCTGCGCACCCCGATGAACCGCTACATGCTGCAAGGCGAACCTGGGATTGGCAAATCGACACTAATTAAAGCCATCGCATCCAAGCTACCTACACATGAGGTGGCGTACATCGACGTGCCTAACATGGACTTGGGTGACATCGCCATGCCGGTGATCGACCACGAGACCAAGACTACCCGCTACTACCCCAATGCTCGCTTCAAGATGCACACAGGTAAGCCGGTGATCATCATGCTCGACGAGTATACGAAGGGCGCACAACCTATTAAGAACATGCTCCACCCACTGCTTGAGGTGACTAGCCCTCGCTTGGGTGACGTGCCGGTGCATCCTGATTCCGTCATCTTTCTGACTGGTAACTTAACCACAGATGGCGTAGGCGATCAGCTACCCGCACACTCCCGCAACCGCATCATTCCGCTGACCGTACAGAAGCCGGACGCCGAGGCTTGGATTAACTGGGCGCTGAACAACGACATCGAGGCCGAGGTCATCGCTTGGGCTAAGCAGTACCCGCATGCCTTCGCGTCATATACAGATGGTGGGCAAGCTGAGAACCCGTACATCTTCAACCCACGTAAGCAGCAGCAAGGCTTTGTGTCGGGTCGCTCGTTGGAACGCGTGTCTCACATTGTTAGGATTCGCAAGGAGCTAGATGGTGACACGCTGATCGCTGCAATGAGTGGTGCGGTGGGCGAGGCAGCAGCACGTGACATCCAAGCGTACATCGACTTCTCTGACCAGCTACCGACGTGGGAGCAGACCATAACTAACCCGATGACTGCACTTGTACCGACTTCAGCAGGTGCATGCGCCATCATCGCTTACGGTGCTATCCAGAAGGTAGACAACAAGACCATCACACCATTCATGCAGTACATCGAGAGGTTTGATGCCGAGTGGCAAGCATGCTTTGCGATCAACATCGCCAAGAGCCCGAAGCAGCAGGTGGCATTTAGCTGCAAGGCATTCTCTGACTGGGTGGCTAAGAACGAGGACTTGCTGTGATGGCTATATCCAACTCAACAACAGCGTTCACAAACTATATACACGAGCGGTACAAGGGCAAGGTGTACAAGATGGAGCGACTGAACAGACCGGAGTTCGCGGGAGTTGAGGTGCACGTGATGTTCCGTATACCTGATGGTGATGCCGACGAGCTTACGCTGTACAAGCGCATCCTCGGGGTGATCGACGTGATAGCGGAAGGGGAGAACTAACAATGTTAGATACCGACAAGGACAAGGACGAGCGCAAGCTGAAGAAGGTCAAGATCGCGTTGATGCGTAACAAGCTATTCGCTTTGTATCAGGGCGTGATGATGGTGGGCAAGACTACGGTGAGTGATGACGTGCCGACCGCGTATACCAACGGACGCGACGAGGTGTATGGGCGCAAGTTTATCCGTGAGCTTGACGAGAAAGAGCTGGCCTTCGTCGTGATGCACGAGTGTATGCACAAGATATACCGGCACATCACTACATGGAAGAAGCTGGCTGAGGAGAATGCGTTGTTGACTAACGCAGCTTGCGACTACGTGATTAACCTGAAGCTTAAAGACATCGACCCTAACGGTAGCCACATCCGCATGCCGATGAAGGATGGCAAGGTGATCGGCTTGATCGATGAGAAGTATCGGGGCATGCACGTCAAGCAAGTCTACGACTCAATCAAGCAGGAGTTTGGTGGGCAAGGTGGAGGGGGCGAGGGCTTCGATGAGCATGGGTGGGACGATGCCGACAGCATGACCGAGAAGGAGAAGGAGGAGCTTGCCAAAGAGATTGATCGGGCTATCCGTCAAGGTCAGATTGCAGCTAAGAAGGTAGGTGCAGGTGCAGGTGGCATGGATCGTGACTTGCAAGACTTGATCGAGCCTAAAGTGGACTGGCGTGAGGTGCTGCGCGAGTTCGTCAAATCAATCTGTAACGCAAAGGATGTTTCATCATGGAGACGAGTAAACCGCAGATTCCTCGCAGGGGATACGTACCTGCCCACGCTGATCGGAGAACGAGTAGGACATATCGTGATCGGTATAGATACGTCTGGGTCTATCGGGGGCAAGGAGTTAAGCGAGTTCCTTTCTGAAGTGAAGGGGATTGCTGATGAGGTTCGACCTGAGCGCGTTGACTTGCTGTACTGGGATTGTGAGGTGGCGAGGCATGAGGAGTATGACGAGCTTACCGTCTCTAACATTGTTAGTAGTACGAAACCACGTGGAGGTGGTGGCACTAGCCCTTCGTGTGTCACTAAATACATTAAAGATAAAGCGATCAAACCCGAGTGCGTCATCATGCTCACCGATGGATATGTCGGTGCGGATTGGGGTGGAGACTGGGAGTGTCCGGTTCTCTGGGTTATCGTGGGTAGCAACGATGCCGTTGCGCCTGTTGGGAAAACTATTCGAATCGATGGGAGATGACATGAGCAAAGTGATCATTGAGTTGGGGTATCGCAGCTACGTGCTGGACGCCAAAGATGCGGTGGCGTTGGCTGATATGTTTGGCAAGGCTGAACGGTACGAGGCTAAGTGGCACAACAAGACCGAGGAGAGAGACTCGCACTACACGCACCACGTCTACCCCGACTCTGCATCCGATGCACCTACGATGAGGATACTAAGCGACGCGACCTACCAGATGTACAAGCTGGCAGGTAAGCCGGAGGGGGACTGATGGGGGAGCTAACAGTAGCGGACGTAACACGCGAAGCATTGAAGGTGCTGGAGCGGGAGATGAGGCCGCATTACTACAAGATAAGGATGATGGACGGTGAGTATGCGATAAGCACGAGCCTGAAGTTATACGACGTGGTGAAGATGGGGCTAACTGAAGCAGAAGCAGACGCTTACCTAAAACTACTTAAGGAGAATTGACATGGGTATTTCATCAAGCGCAGTACTGGTAGAACTGAACGTCTCGGTGTGGGGTGCGAGTAAGGTAGATCGTGACGCCACCGATGATGTCAATGTACGTAACAACGCAACAGCAGATGCAGCTAAGGTCTACAAGAACCTAACTGCAGGTACATCGTTGCGCAAGGAGATCAGCGACTACGCTGCGAAGATACGTCAGTATCACAACCGACAGACTTTGCCGTGGACGCACAAGGGCGCCCGCTTGTTGCCTACTTCCAACGTACTAGCGTACAAGCAAGACATGAACGTGATGGCGCACCACTTCAAAGCATTGCTGACTAAGTTCTACAACGACTACCCTAACATTGTTATGCAAGCCCAGAGCCACTTGCAGTCTATGTTCAACCCCGCTGACTACCCGACACTTGAGGAGGTCAAGGAGAAGTTTGGCTACAAGCTGGTGTTCTCGCCACTACCCGAGGCTGGCGACTTCCGCTTAGACGTAGCAAGCGAGGAGCTTGCAGAACTATCACGCTCTTACGAAGCCGATTTTCAGCAGCGGCTTGACCGTGCGATGCGTGAGCCGTGGAAGCGTTTGCATGAGGAGCTTACGCATATCAGCGAGAAGCTAACCGATGCAAAGGAAGGCAGCGATGAAACCAAGAAGCGTTACCACGACAGCCTCGTGACCAACGCGCAAGCACTATGCGGTCTGCTTACTAAGCTAAACATTACGAACGACCCGAAGCTAGAGCAAGCACGTCGCGAGTTGGAACTAACAATGTTAGGTGTAGACATCGACACAATCAAAGAATCGCCCGAGGTGCGTAGCAGCGTGAAGTCACGGGTAGATGCAATCCTTGATAAGTTTGAATGGTGAGGTGTGAGATGAAAGAGCTTATAGATAAGAAGGTGCTAGGTGTGATGGCTAACCCTGACAAGACTTACTGGCGGTTTATCACAGATCAGGGTGATGTGGATTACTACTGCTTCGCTGACTGTTGTAGTGACTCTTGGATCAACCACATCAATGGCGTGGACGAGCTGATCGGCGGCACTGTTGCGGACGTGGAGGACATAGACTTTTACGCACTGCTTAAAGTGGAGCCGGAACCTACCAAACAAGAATCAGACGAAGTGATGTTTCACCGCATCAAGACTGAGAAGGGTATGTGTACGTTTGAATTCCGTAACTCAAGCAATGGTTACTACGGTGGTTCGCTTGACTACGTTGAACCAGACGATACGCGGGGGTTTAAAGAATTGACCGCAGACTTAGCACATATTAAAGAGGACTTTTAACTGTGGAGGATGTATGGGGTACAGAAGCGACGTGGTAGCAGCGTTCTATGTGAAAGATAAGAAGCATCTGCCTGTGCTAAAGCTGTGGATGCAAGAAAACTTTCCTATGAGCGACTTTGATAACGCACTGGAATGGTTTGATCGTGGCGTGATCTTCAAAGACTACAACACCAAGTGGTACGACGATTACGAGGATGTGAAAGCTTTTAACACAGCAGTGGAAAAGTATAACGGGCTGGTGCACATGAGCGCACCGGAGGGCGATGACCCACCTATGTTTTCTTACGAGTACGTGCGCATAGGTGAGAGCTACGATGACGTTGATACTCAATACGACGGTGATGCGTGTGAGTTCATTCTAGGTGTGCATCGGCAAATAACCGTGGAGGTGTGAGATGACTATAGATAAGCAAGCGCAAGAAACATTCAACGTGTGGAAAGAGCGGATTGTGCGTGAAGGTGGCGCATTCTGGAAGCACGGCAACTTAACTGACGAAGATGAGGATGCGTGGCTACGAGGTTACTTCTTGGGTGTTGAGCACAGACTCGAAGGTAGACACGACGCTGGCCCTAGCGACCAGCAGTTGTGGGACTACGGCGAAGACATGGAGTATTTTGGTAGCGACACCGTGCCTAGCGAGATGATGGGTAAGTGCCATGCAGCGGGTTACACGGCGGGTTACAGACTAACAAGATGGAGCTAACACTATGGACAATGAAGAATGGCTTGTTTTAGCAGCAGCAATACTCGGTGCAGTCATGGGCTGCGTTCTCGGTGCAACCTTGATGATTATCTTTGGAGATGCGTATGTATGGAAGTCTTAAGAACACGGGGATTCCGTCGCTTCGTGATTACAAAGAAGCACTAGCCCACTGGAACAGCATCAAGCCTATTCGTGGCAGGACTAATGACGAGCGTCCGATTGGTGCGCGGCGTAAGAACTACATGCAGATTTTCCAAGACGCAGCGGGGAACATGGTGTGCAAGCTATACAACACCAACGTGATTACGTTCTATCCAGATAACAAAGTTAGGTTACACGTGCCAGAGCAATGGCGCACCAGTACTACGGCTAGTTTCATCAAAGACGTGCTCGGGTGGCATCGTGTGTACACAGGTGTGTACGACCATGACGTGTGCTTAGGGATCAAGGGGGATGACGCAAGGCAGATTCGGATCGGGGAGAACACCATGCTAGAGGTGGCTCATGATGGCTCATTTAAGTTGGTTAGTAATGACAACGTAGGTGTAATGCTCTCAGTGGATCGAAGCAAGATGAACGCCGTTCGTAAGTCGGTAGCTCCGTTTATGAAGTTTGCAACAGGGGCTATCAAGCTGCGCGAAGCTGAGTTTCAGACTGACTTCATGGTGGACATGATGAGTTACCTAGCTGACAACGCGAACGTAGGCATACAAAGCGTCGAGCGGAACTGGCACGAGCGGGTCAAGTGGACGCTGGTAGTCCCTGATCAACAGCGTTGGTGGAAGCGAGGTGATGCGGAGGAAAGCCGCCGGTTGCATACATTCTTTCTTGACCGAGTGCGTAACGGTGACACGGGAGATTGGAACCACATGCTGAACTGGGCAGCTGCGTCGTTTGGGCATTTGCGAACGGGGAGGTTCGGCGACCCTAACAAGTACCGCATGACGGTAGAAGTATTTAACACAGGCATGAGTGAGTTACTACTAGCAGCGCATCCCGAGGTGTTTGTTCAACGTAACGAGACACGCGAGAAAGTGGAACGCAACCGCTATCGTAAGTACATGCCATTCGTAGAACTAACTAACAAGGAGAAAAGCAATGATGCAAATTAACGACGGCACAGCACCACCTAACATTGTTATAGATAGCAACGTGCACCTACCGGCGGGAGAGAGGTTGGTGTTACCTGCTTCTTTGGAGTTTATTCCGAAGGCGGCGCTTATCTTCCCGCGATGGACTTTCGAGATCGTTCGCGCTAATGACGTTAGCAAACCGCACCACGGTAAGTTCTACGTAGCTAAGCGCATCGTGGTTAAGGATGAGCGTAGCACTCTACTAGGTCGCATTGAGTGTCAGGCTTGGGGTGCGCAGGGGGTAGATGCGTACTTCTCGAATGATCGAATCAGCCGTGCCGCTGAGCGTGGGGATTGCAAGCGAACATCAAAGCCGGACGTAGCGATAAAGATACTAAAGAAGTGGTTCACACAGCCGCCAGTATCTGAGATCGCTGAGGTTGCATACGAGAAAGTAGCCCGTGACTACATGAGTCGAGTGTCATCTATTACACGTGCGTACAGGGACAACGTGCATGACGTAATGGAGGGGCTAGAGAAATATGTAATGGACAACATCGATGAGTACTGGAACAAGATACACCCAAACCACGTCCCTCGGTTTACTTTAGAACAACTAAAGGTAGCGAAGCAGGATATGGAAATCGCTGGTTCGATGGATGCCCAGAAATTCTTGACAGTAGTTATTCACGATGGTAAATATATCGTTCGCACGCCTAATGGTGGACATCAAGTAATGCTGCACGAGGACTTATCTGAACACATGCGCAGATCGATAGGCTTACTAAAGCTGGTAGAGCCTAGCCAGTTTGTCGGGGGCGCAGGGTTCAAAGGTAGGGACGACGTGTACTTTGTATCTAACTCACAAGCATAAACATAATGAGCATACTAAAACGCAACCCGCAGGGCAGACCGAAGTTGAACGATCACCCACTCCTCGACCACTTGATAGCGAAGGGGTGGGCAGAGAACGATAGGGGTATCGCCATATTGTTGGGGCTTAGCCCGTCTACGGTTAGTAAAGTGCGCAGTGGAATTAGAGTTGCGACAAGCGACTTTATCCTCGCTGTGCATGACGCTACCCGCATGCCTATCAAAGAGATACGGAGGTTAGCCTATGAGATATGAGGTCTACGACGAGGACGGGAAGTTATTCCGCAAGTTCTGGACTAAAGAAGAAGCACAAAGATTTTTGCAGCAAGGCTGGAAGTTAGTAACCAAGGCTAAGCAAATAGAAACTAAACCTAACATTGTTAGTCATGGAGAAGCACGATGGTAATTGCAAGAAAAGCTGAACGGTTTGCGAATGCGTTATTAGAGATGCCGATGCGCGAGAACGACCTAGAGATAGCAGCACTACTGAAAGACTTAACTAAGGTCTACGAAGCCGCATTTGACATGGTCTATGCAGACACGCACGAGCAAAGCAAAAAAGCTTACCTTGCTATGTTCAAACTAATAAAAGGAGAATGACATGAGTGATGGAATCGACTACCGCCGTGAGATCAAAGCGTTCATTGCAGCTAACAGCGAGATGCTAGGCGGCATTACAAGCGTGGTCACACGCACAGGCGAGAACATAGACCTGAACAACATGACAGACGAGCAAGCTAAACGTGCTGCTGAGACGCTGTTCATCATAGGTATGCCAACGAGACTTGGCGCGTTAGCTAAGCGGTAGGGGGAAACAGTGGATACGAAGTTTTGCACAAGCTGCCAAGCGACGAGATCGACTGAAGGTGGGGAGAACAGGGTCACACGCGGCGTGACGCGGTGGATATGCCGACCATGTCTGGAGCGCAAGGCTGTCAGCATCTACCGCAATGTAAGTAAGGAGAAGCGATGAGAAAAGCTAAGCCTCCTAGCGAAGAACACATAGCCGAGAGCCAAAGACTCCATGCGATATGGAAGGAAAAAACAACGCTAAGTCAAACCCAGTTTGGTAAACAGTATGCCCTCGGAATTCAGTCTTACGTACACCAGTGTTTAACGGGTAAAACAATTTTGACATTGAAAGCCGGTATCGCTTTTGCAAGGCATCTAAATTGCCACCTTTCGGAGTTCAGTCCAAGACTCGACGATGAACTGGCAAAGCTTGTGGATTTTGATAATGAGCAGAAAGCCTTGTTAGTGACTAACAGACTATTTAGCAAGCGAGGTGCGCCGTGACTACATTTGTTCTGGCTTGGGTGTTGGTGACATTTGATTCATTTAACTCTGGTATGCAGTATTCACCACCGCTTCACACGCTAGAGGATTGCAAGCGGCTTCAAGAAGTAAGAAAACAACTCAAGATAGATGGGCGCGATCAATGTGTGCAGTTGAACGTAATGAGAGGAGCGCAGCGATGATCACACTAACCCGCGAGGAAGCGCAGCAGGTGCTGGATGCGTTGGAAAAAATTATCCAAGGATGTAACGACGTTGAACGCGATGAGCATATACACAAAGACGGTAAAGATGTAGCGAGACTAGTGCGAATTGATTGTCGAGAACCAGCAGAAACTCTTCGCGCCCGACTCGCACAGCCTGAACCGGAGCCGCAAGAGGCAATAGCCAAATGGATAAAAACAAACACTGAACACAGAGAGTGGTACATCTGCCCTAAGTGTAGCTATCAAGCGCCACGATTTAAAGATGAATGGCAGGGGCTGACGGATGAGGAACTGAAAGAAATTTGCAGGCAAGACGGTCTCATTTTCAAGCCATTAAAGTTTTATCGCGCCATCGAAGCCAAGCTGAAGGAGAAGAACACATGAAAGCGTTTCCAAACGTAACGAACGAGAAGGGCATGGACTTGCGCGATTACTTTGCAGCTAAGGCGATGCAAGCAATACTGTCGTCGGGTAAGTGGGGCCCCGCAACAGCGGATAAACTGCATTACGACGACGACCACGAAAGTAATTTGCACACCGCAACGTGTTTAGCTGAAGGTGCTTATGAAATGGCGGATGCAATGTTAGCCGCGAGGGGGTTTTGATGAACCTAACAATGTTATGTCTACTGAAATAAAAGTAAGACGAGGGCGGGGGCTCGGTAAAAAGCCTCGGCATGCACTCACGAGCATACGCATACCGGTATATGTTCTTGAGTATTTCAAAGAGAACTTCGACAACAGCACGTCCAAGATGCGCGAGGTTCTTGAACTTTATGTAGCTACCAAAGGAGAAATGTATGGCAAGAGTAACAGCGAAAGCTTACATCATCAGAAACCCGAACGCCTCGGCAGCGGAGATCGTCAGGGCAACAGGAGTGACCAAGGCGACAGCCTACAAACAGAAGTGGATACTCAAGAAACAACTTGCGAGTGGTGTGGACTTGTCATCCCTGAAGGTGCGGCGTGGTCGCCCACGCAAAAATAAGCTTATTGACCTAAGCAAAGCAGGCTCACCGCTTAACACCCCTGACCCAAGGATGCCTAACTTCACCCCGAAGCATGATCTTGTCAACCACCCTGCGCACTACACCGATGGCGGCATTGAGGTTATTGACTTTATTGAAGCTAAGCGCCTTGGATACCATCTGGGTAACGTAGTAAAATATATCTGCCGCGCCGGTAAGAAAGGCACTAACAACGGCTTGGAAGATTTGCGCAAAGCACAATGGTATTTGAAACGCGCCATTGAACGCAACGAAGTCTACCCATCTAATAAATAGCAGCCCCCCGCTGACTTTTGGCACGGCTAACCCCCGTGCTTTTTTTTCGTCTTTTTGTTTCAACCCCCTTGACAAAGTCAAACATGCCTGTAAACTCAGTGCATGGCCTCTACACCCGAAGCAAAAGTTAAACTCAGCGTCGTTAAACTGCTCAAGCAGTACGGCGTCTATTTCTTCTTCCCCGCTACGCACGGCTACGGACGCTCAGGCGTACCGGACATAGTCTGCTGCATCAAAGGCAAGTTCTTAGCTATTGAGTGCAAGGCTGGCAAGAACGAACCTACAGCGTTGCAACAGCGCGAGATTCTACAAATACAACAATCAGGCGGCATGGCAATGGTGGTCAAGGAAGACCTAACATTGTTAGAGTTTTTATTAAAGGAGCTAACTTATGAGTGAAGAATTTTCTGCGGGTGTGCGCATAGTGTTAGAACGCGCTAAGTCTAACCCAGAAGAGATGGGCGAAGAGTTTGGTAAGTGGTCGCAGCTGAGAGAAGCAATCTTTGAGTGTAAAGAACGTGGCATACGCAATGCGTGGACGCGAGGTTTTACCGAGGAAGAGATTGATGCGCTGTACGACTCGTTTTGTAGTTGCCACCGCAAGACATTTGATGACTGGGTGATGCAGCAGGTGCTAACTGAAGACAGCACGGAAGAACGGCAAGTGAGGGAAGCACGGATGCTAACCGCAAACGTGAAGACTCGCATGAAAGGCGTAGATCGGCACGGTACGTGGGATAACGTAACAAACCAAATGTCGAATACGTCGCTAGGAAATTTAGTGCACGGGTTAAATCAAGGACGTAAATGAAAATAATCGCGTTGGACTTTGAGACGTACTACGATAAAGAGTTTAGCCTTAAGAAGCTAACAACTGAGGAGTACATCCGTGATTCGCGTTTTGAAGTTATTGGAGTGGGAGTTAAGGAAGATGATGGGTCACCTGCCACATGGTTTAGTGGAACACAGACGCAGATTAAGAAGTATCTTGATTCGCTCGACCTCGGACAACATTTGGTATTGGCTCACAACGCTATGTTTGATGCCGCTATATTGCATTGGCATTTCGGCATTAGTCCTCGGGGTTGGCTCGATACGCTTAGCATGGCTCGGGCACTACACACTATTGAAGTGGGTGGAAGCCTTGCGGCACTGGCTGAGTACTACGAACTCGGAGCAAAAGGAACCGAAGTCATCAAAGCCGAAGGCAAGCGTCGTACGGATTTCACCGCCGAAGAACTAGCTGCGTATGGCGAGTACTGTAAGAACGACTGCGACCTGACGCTAGAGCTGTTCCGTATTCTTAGCCAAGACTACGCGAAGGAAGAGCTGAAGCTAATCGACCTGACCATCCGTATGTTTTCGGAGCCGGTGTTGCAGTTAGATGCGAACGCTTTGCTCGACCACATGCACGAGGTGCAGGTAGAAAAGAAGCGGCTACTAGATGCTGTGACTATGGTGGACAAAGACCAGCTTATGTCGAACGACAAGCTGGCGGCAACGCTGAAGGTGCTGGAGGTAACGCCACCTACGAAGATAAGCCCAACTACAGGCAAGGAGACCTACGCCTTTGCCAAGTCAGACGAGGCATTCAAGGCATTGCTTGAGCATGAGGACGTTCGAGTGCAAGCTATTGTGGCTGCTAGGCTAGGCGTTAAGTCTACGCTGGAGGAGACACGCACCCAACGCTTCATCGAGATCGCCGGACGAGGCACGTTGCCCATACCCCTACGCTACTACGCAGCACACACCGGACGCTGGGGTGGGGATGACAAGGTCAACATGCAGAACCTACCGAGAAACTCTCCGCTCAAACACGCAATCATTGCCCCCGAGGGCTACATGATGATTGACTCGGATTCCTCACAGATCGAAGCGCGGACGCTGGCGTGGCTGGCGGGGCAGGATGACTTGGTTGAAGCATTCGAGCGCGGTGAGGACGTGTACAAGAAGATGGCCTCGGCTATCTATATGAAGCCCGAAGCGGACATTACTAAAGATGAAAGATTTGTCGGGAAGACAACGATTCTCGGGGCTGGCTACGGCATGGGGGCGGCGAAGTTCCAGAACCAGCTAAAAGTGTTCGGTGTATCAATCGACCTAGAAGAATGTAAACGCATCATCAACGTGTACCGCGAGACGTACCCGCGCATACCGGCGCTGTGGCGTGAGGCGGGGAAGGCGCTGGAGACTATGATAGTTCTCCAGTCGGGAACCCTCGGACGCTTGGGCATCATCGAGGTGCAAGGCAATCGGGGTTTGCGTTTACCAAACGGCATGTATATCAAGTACCCCAACCTGAGACTGATCACTAATAGTGACGGTAAGGCAGAGATGGTGTACGATACAAAGAGGGGCAGAGCAACTATAGCAAACAGGATATACGGCGGGAAGGTCGTAGAGAACGTCTGCCAAGCCCTAGCAAGGATCATCATTGGCAAGCAGATGCTTATGATCGCTAAGAAATACAAGGTGGTGATGACGGTGCATGATGCCGTGGCTTGCATTGTGCCGGAAGATGAAGTCGAGACCGCACAGGAGTTCGTGGAGTTGTGTATGCGCCTACGGCCTGACTGGGCACCTGAGTTACCACTTAACTGCGAAGCTGGACATGGAAGGAGCTATGGAGAATGTTAGAGCCACTTAAAATTAACAAAGTGTGGGGTGCCATCAACGATTGGTGGGCTAGGTCGATGGTTGCGATACTGCTCTTTCTGATCGGCTGGGTAATCGGCAACGTGCAAACCGAAGGGCGTATAGCGTCAGACTGTAAGTTCGCTAATGCGTTTCGCGTAGACATCCAAGCGTTTAGCTGCCAGAGGAAACTATGAAGATAACGCTTACAAAAACTCAAGTACATGTAGCGAAAAAGCTTGGGTTAAGTTTGGAGTTGTACGCTAAAACACTAGCCGAGTTTTACGCATCCGAAGAAAGAGAAGACAAGAAAAAGCAGCGGCTGTTGGCGTGGTACTGGAAAAAGAAAGGTAAAAGATGAGCGTCGCTTGGTCATACAGCAGCATCAAGACGTTCGATCAGTGCCCGAAGAAGTACTTTCACCTGCGTATCAAGAAGGACTACAAAGATGAGGACTCGACTGCGACGATCTATGGCAAGGAGCTTCATACGGCGGCGGAAGAGTTCATCAGAGACGGGACGCCAATCCCCCCTCGTTTCGGCTTTATGGCAGAAGTTTTGGAGACGCTTCAAAATATTGAAGGCGAGAAACACTGCGAAATTAAGCTTGGTATCGCCAAGAGAGACGGGAAGTTCGCGCCATGCGATTTCTTCGCGAAGGATGTCTGGTGGCGAGGGATTGCCGACTTACTGATCATCAACAAAGAAAAGCGCACAGCGTATCTGGTGGACTACAAGACCAGCAAGAACGCCAAGTACGCCGACACCAAGCAGCTAGACCTACTGGCAGGTGCGGTGTTCGTGCACTACCCCGAGATCGTAGAGATTAAATCAGCTTTGTTGTTTGTAGTTAGCAACGAGCTTGTAAGAAAGAAGCACGAGTACATAATGAAATCGTCTTACCTAAACAGCATGGAACCTGAGCTTATCCGGCTGGAAGCGGCGATAAAGAACGATGTCTGGAACCCAGTGTCGGGGCCGCTATGTAGGTTCTGTCCTGTTACTGAGTGCGCACACAACAGGGGGAAGTGATGACTCTAAACGAAGCTAAAGACTTAATTAACCTCATAGTCCAAGAAAACCCCGGCTTGTGCGATCACGGACTACGAACAATCAGTCCAGAGCAACAGAGTACTCCTATAAACCCAAAAGAATTTATGACGGCGGTTGAGTGGTTACTTGGCTATGACGCATTCGACCGCAGGAGAACAATCAATACCAGCATGGGGAGTTATGGCTGGAAGCACAGGGTGCAGCGCGATACGGGTTCGTACGTAAGCAACGGTGCTTTCATCTGTGCTGCGCTTTACCTGAACTACAAAATGAAACCTATTCCTAACTCACCCAACGCATACTTTAACTTACGGAAGGAGTCGAGCTATGCCATACGTTAATAAGCCTCGCCCGTACAAGAAAGAGTACGAGCAGTATCAAGGTACACCCGAGCAGATCAAGAAACGCGCTGAGCGCAACGCTGCACGACGCAAGCTAGAGAAGGATGGCAAGGTGCACAAAGGTGATGGCAAAGATGTAGCCCACACCAAAGCGCTATCCAAAGGTGGCAGCAACGCAACCGGCTTGAAGGTCGAGAGTGCCGGAGCCAACCGGTCATTCCTACGTGGTTCTGATCGTAGCCTGAAGTCCGAAGTCAGCAAGCGCGAACGCAAGAAATGAAAATGACGATTGAAGAAGCTAGGACAATCTGGCTAACATTGTTAGGTTCGGGGTGGCTTACTTATATAGAGGTAATGGAACACCCGCAGTACGAAGAAGTTATAGTCCCCGCTTACCGAGTGCTTCGACACACGGCTTCGATGGACAGAGACGCAGCACAAGAACTAGTAAAAATTAAATGCAAATCGTAGACAACAAAGTCATCGTCATCAGGACAAGACGCCCTCACTTAGTCACGGAGAAGATTAAGAAGAGCAAGGTCATTGGTAGATTGCCTGATGGACTGCATGATGTCGCCGTTCACTTTGGGTTAGACGAAGTGCAAGAGTTAGCTAAACTAAAAATTAAAGACGTGCCTTCTACAATAGACAGAGACTACGACTGGCCCGGACAGTTCACGCCATTCGCACACCAGAAGCAGACCGCTTCGTTCCTGACGCTACGCAAGAAAGCGTTTTGTTTCAACGAGCAGGGTACGGGTAAGACCGCTGCGGTTATCTGGGCAGCAGACTACTTGATGAAGTTAGGCAGGGTACGGCGGGCGCTTATCATCTGCCCCCTATCGATCATGAAGTCAGCATGGCAGCAAGACCTGTTCCGCTTTGCAGTGCACAGAAGTTGTGACATTGCCTACGGCAAACGTGAGCAGCGCAAGGCGGTTATCAACGGCGACGCTGAGTTTGTCATCATTAACTTTGACGGGTTAGAAATAGTTAAGGACGAGGTAATTAACGGTGAGTTTGATCTGATCGTCGTGGATGAAGCGTCGGCCTATAAGAATATGCAGACCGCGCGATGGAAGACTTTGAAAGCCATCATGAACCACGACAAGTGGCTGTGGATGCTTACTGGTACGCCAGCAGCACAAGCACCTACAGATGCGTACGGTCTAGCACGGCTCGTTAACCCCGAGGGCATACCAACATTCTTCGGTCAGTTCCGTGACAAGGTCATGGAGAAGGTTGGGCAGTTCCGCTGGGTACCACGTCAAAATGCAGAAACCATCGTACACAATGCACTCCAGCCAGCTATCCGGTTTGAGAAAGCGCAATGCCTTGACCTGCCGGAGGTTACTTATCTTGAGCGCGATGCTCCGCTTACCTCACAGCAAGCTAAGTATTACCAGTTACTCAAGCAGCAGATGATCATCCATGCTGGCGGCGAAGAGGTCTCGTCAGTCAACGCTGCGGTCAACCTGAACAAGCTGCTACAGATTTCAGGCGGCGCGGTCTACTCTGATACCCGCGAGGTTGTTGAGTTTGATGTCAGCAACCGACTGCAAGCTGTGCAAGAGGTTATAGAAGAGGCAAGCCACAAGGTGCTGGTGTTCGTGCCTTTCACGCATACAATAGAGTTGCTCAAAGCACACTTGGAGAAGTCCAAGATTACGTGCGACGTTATTAGCGGTCAGGTAACAGTCAATAGACGTAACGACATTATCCAGCGGTTTCAGAGCGAGAAAGACCCACGAGTGCTTATCATCCAGCCTCAAGCAGCGTCACACGGTCTCACCCTCACCGCAGCAGACACAATCATTTGGTACGCACCTGTTACCAGCGTGGAAACTTACCTGCAAGCAAATGCACGGATCAACAGACCCGGACAGAAAAACGCTATGACTATTGTGCATATCAAAGGCAGTGAAGTCGAGACTCGGCTTTACAGAATGCTACGTACCAATATTGCAAACCACACAAAAATAATTGACCTGTACAAACAAGAATTAAACGGACAAGCTTGACATTGTCTAAAACTGGTGTATAGTAGGTTGACCATCTAACTTAGGAGAGAAAGATGAAATACTTAATCGCTATATGGGCACTTGCCGCAGCGGGGGTTGTCTACGCTGGCTGCTCTTCACACAGCTACCAATACAATGGTCGGTTTGTGTACTGCACTACTTGCTGCGACGCTTACGGCAACAACTGCAACACGTTCTGTAACTAATAGAAGTAGCCCAGCCGGAGGTGGCGCTAATAACCCCGGCAGTAGGGGCCGAAGGTCCTTTTCGACGGTTTCCTATACTTCGGTGACCCTACACTTTCATAGGAGAGAGTATGGACGTGCAGGACTTTCCAGCCGACAAGCTGGCAGATATATACATAAAAATACGCGATAAGCGTGATGAACTGAAACGCAACTTCGAAGAAGAGTATGCAAAGCTGGGGACGCAGTTAGATGTCCTATCCGGTGAGATGCTCGAATTGTGCAAGGAAAACAATGCAGACAGCATTAAAACTCCTGCGGGCACAATCATGCGACGGGTTGAGACTAGGTTCTGGACAAATGACTGGGATTCGTTTTACAGCTTTGTCGAAGACGAGGAGGCGTTTGGCTTGTTTGAGAAGCGCATCCATCAAGGTAACATGAAGCAGTTCTTAGAAGAAAACCCCGACAAGATGCCCAAAGGTCTGATGTCGGATAGCAAATACAAAATCACTGTAAGGAGAAGCAAATGAGCAACGAAGTCTCTATCTTCAAAAACGCTGACGTAGCACTTGCTAAGAAAGCGCCATCGGCACTGACCCAGTCTCTGATGAAGAAAACGTCGCGTCTGAAGCGCATCGTCGCCAAGAACGGCATTCTGCGTCGCCAAGCTAACGGCGAAGAAGTAGGTAAGCTGAAAGCACCTTTGCGTGTAGTCGTCGTCAACGTAGCACCTGACATCTCGCGCACCTTCTACGCCAAGACCTACGACCCTAACGCTGAAGCTACTGCGCCTGATTGCTGGTCGCCAGATGGTCGTGTACCTGATGCAAGCGTCAAGAGCCCACAAGGTAAGAACTGCGAGACCTGCCCAAAGAACATCGCTGGTTCGGGTCAAGGTAATACTAAGGCTTGCCGCTACGGTCGCCGCATCGCGCTAGTGCTGCCGGATGATATGGATACCAACGTGGCTGGTGACGTGTATCAGATGCAGTTGTCAGCTAAGTCGATCTTCGGCAAGGGCAGCGGTCACACTTTCCCGTTCAACGCATACATGGACTACGTGTTTGCTAACGGTAGCGACTTGGAGTCTCTCATTACCGAGATCAGCTTCAACGAGGACAACGACAATCAGACGGTGCTGTTTAAAGCCGTGGACTTCGTCGGTAAAGACCCGCAGTTGGAAGCCGTTGTTGCGGAGGCCATGCAGTCTGTCGAGGCTAAGAAAGCTGTCGAGATGACGGTGTACCAAGTGGACACCCAAGACAAAGATAGCAACGAAGCGTTCGAGACCGTAGCTAAGAAAGACGAAGAAGCCCCGGTAGCTGAGCCAACCAAACGCGCAGGTAAGAAGCAGCAGGAAGTATCTGACGCACCTAAGAAAAGCCTAGCCGATGTCGTTAACGACTGGAGCAGCGAAGACTAAGGAGTAGTAATGAGCTACGGATACAGTCAACAACTTGCCGAGCGCAACCGAACAGCGAACGGTAAGTTACTTGGCGTAGCACTTGGACGTGTGTGCATACGTTACGACATCCCGGTAACAACTGTGGCAAAGACTCTGAAGGTAACGAGAGCTACGGTATATAACTGGTTTGCTGGTACGCATGCACCGCACATCAAGTACTCCGACAAGATCAAAGAGCTGATCGAAAAGTATCGCGGTTAAGCAGGTGCAGCGCGACTTCGGGGGGTCTCGTACCCCCCTTTTTTACCCATAAATAATTAGACATGGCTACATTCGACCTACTAGATGCCGTGCTTCCCGAGGAGGGGTGGTTCTGCGTCATCGGTATTAAGAACGAGATAGCTTGGCAAAAACTTGTAGAGACTAGAGCAGAGGCAGATGAAGTAGCTAGGGATTATTTGGATGGTGAACGCGATGTGTATTTCGGCTGCGCTAAGTATGGCACTGGCGAGAACCGCAAAGCAGACAACGCCAAGTATTTCAAAGCAGTTTGGCTCGACATAGACTGCGGCCCCACTAAGGGTGTACCCAACGCCAAAGGCAAGATTGACGGGTACATCGATCAGGAGACAGGGCTGCAAGAGCTACGGCGCTTTTGCAAAACTATAGGTTTACCCAAGCCAGTGCTCGTTAACTCGGGGCGCGGCATCCATGTGTATTGGCCTTTGACGGAGACTATCGATAAAGATCGGTGGTGGCCTCTGGCACTACGCATGAAAGAGCTGTGCGGTATTCATAACCTGATCGTCGATCCGGCTGTATTTGACGTAGCGCGGGTGCTGCGCATACCGGGGACGCTGAACTATAAAGATGATCCACCCAAGCCGGTGGAGGTGTTGTCGTCGGCGGAACCCGTCTCTGCTGACGAGCTTACTAAAATTATTGGCGTCTCTGAAGAAACGTCGAAGTCGTTTTTCCCTAAGCGTAAGGGCCCTCCGTCTGCATTGACTATGGCTCTCATGAAGAACCGCACGGCATCGTTCAAGACGATCATGCTTAAGACGGCACAGGGGGAAGGCTGCAATCAGCTGCTGCACTGCTACCAAAACCAAGACAGTATTGACTACAACCTCTGGCGCTCCGGCTTATCTATCGCGGCATTCTGCGAGGATGCGCAATCTGCTGCGCACAAGTTATCGAGTAAGTATCCGGGCTATGACGCGAGTGAAGTAGACGAGAAGCTACATAACCTACAGACCACAGGTGGGCCGCATCACTGCGAGACCTTTGAACGCTGGAACCCCGGCGGCTGCGAAGACTGTCAGTACAAGGGCAAGATCACGTCGCCTATTAGTCTTGGCAAAGAAATAGCAAAAGCTGAAGCTACTGATGGCGCTTACGAAGTTGAGGTCGAGGACGAAGAAGGCGAAGTCACCCCGCTCTTCATCCCTGAGTTTCCGTACCCATATGTACGAGGCAAAAAGGGCGGTATCTATCGAGAGGTGATGGGCGAACCCGACCCAGTGCTGGTCTATGAGCATGACTTATATGTGCACAAGCGCATGTACGACCCGGATATGGGGGAGCTTGCTCTGATCAGGCTACACCTACCGCACGACGGTATGAAGGAGTTCAGCATCCCAGCGTCAGCACTGGCGGGGAAGGATGAGCCTAAGAAATTACTAGCTGCTCAGGGTGTGTTGGCGCACAAAGCGCAGATGGACTCGGTTGTCAGCTTTCTAATTTCTTGCGCAAAGAACATGCAGGTTACAAAAAAGGCAGAGATTATGAGGACGCAGTTTGGCTGGGTAGATAAAGACAGCAAGTTTATTGTTG